GCATTTATCTTTGGTTGTAATCCTATTATGGATAATATGATAGGTAAGATATGGGCATTAGGTACATATGATATACATAAAATACAAAGAAAGTTTCTTAAATGGTGCAAACCAGTAGTAGATTATTACCAAGATCAGTACTATCAGCTAGAAAATATAGTGCCTGCTGATCATAATCAAACCTTACAATGGTTAGATTATATAGGATTTGATATCATTGAAAGTCCTATTATGCTTAATGGTTATGCTGTTTTACGATTTGTACGTTGCAAAGGTAAAAAAATTTTGGTAAATAAAGAATATAGCCCAGTTTGTAGCTGATAGCCCTAACGGATAACTAGATGAAGCTAACAATGGATAACTAGTAAAATGTAACATTAACTTTCAAGTGGAGAACTGAAATGGCTAATACAATAGATCAAGCCTTTATTACCCAGTTCGAGACAGAAGTTCATTTAGCTTATCAAAGAATGGGTAGTAAATTAAGAAATACTGTCCGTACTGTTAGCAATGTGAGTGGAAGTACAGCAAGATTCCAGAAGATTGGTACTGGATCAGCAAGTACAAAGTCTCGAAATGGACAAGTAACACCAATGGAATTAACACATACCACAGTAGATGTCACAATGTCTGACTTCTATGCTGCTGAGTTTATCGACAAGTTAGACGAATTAAAGACTAACATTGACGAAAGACAAGCAGTTGCGACTTCGGCTGCTGCTGCTCTTGGTAGAAAAACTGACGAATTGCTTTACACAGCAATGGATTCAGGTGCTAATTCAACTCAACTACATGACACTAGTTCTGCTGTAGAGAAGGCAGATATACTTAGTGCATTTGAAACTTTTGGTACAAATAATATACCTGAAGATGGTGGCAGATATATTGCTATGCACCCAAAGGGATATGCTGACTTATTTTTAATTACTGAGTTTGCATCATCTGACTTTGTTGGTGAGCAGAATCTACCATATGCAGGTGGCATGAGTATGAAAGAGTTCTTAGGATTTAAGGTCTTTTCAACCTCAGCTATTACAGCAGGTAAGAATATGGTGTACCATACAAGTGCAGTTGGTTTAGGAATTGGTGCTGACGTAAGCACTGAACTAAACTATGTGCCTGAGAAAGTGTCACATTTAGCAACCTCAATGATGTCTATGGGTGCTGTTGTTATTGATAACAATGGTGTCTATGAACTTCTTGATAATAATTAAAGGAGGTTTAAATGGCTTATAGTGCAAGTGGTTTACACAGAATGGCAGGTGCTAGTGGTGTCCAATTATGGATCTATCAAACAACAGATGCTATTGCAGCAATAAATACTTCAGGGTATTTTAATGATGCTGCTAACATGATGAATGTTAGAGATCTTATAATTGTTATGGATACTAATACACCAACAACACATTTCTGTACTGTTTTATCCAATACTGGATCAGTAGTTGACGTTTCAGACGGAACTGTTGTAGCAGAAACAGACGGAGATTAGGAGTAGGGGGAGCAATCCCCCTATCTTTATATGGCAAGTACAGTAGCAAATACAGCAATAGATATAGCATCAAGAGCATTGGTTTTGATTGGTGCAGAACCTATTACTTCATTTGACTCTTCTAGTACTGAAGCTTTAGTAGCAACTAATATGTATGAAGATACAGTTAGAGCTATGCTTTCTACAGCAAGGTGGCGATTTGCTACAGAACAAGCTGTACTTAATCAATTATCTGATGCACCTACTGGTAGATTTGATATAGCACATCAACTTCCTAGTGATTTATTAGTTCTTCATGCAGTAACTATTAATGATAGGTTGATTGAATTTACAGTATATGGTGACAAAGTATTTAGTGATGCAACAAGTACAGATACTTTAATTGCAGATTATACATTTAGAGCAGATGAAGTTGACTTTCCATCATACTTTTCTTTAGCTTTGCAATATGCTTTGGCATCTATATTTGCCACATCAATAGCAAGAGATGATAGACTTATGCAGCTAATGGAAACAAAAGCTAATCAGTTAATGGCTAAAGCTAGAAACATTGATGCTCAACAACAGACCACAAGAAGATTATCTACATCAAGATTCATTACAACTAGGAGAAGTTAAATGGCTAGAGTTAGAGTGCCATTGAATAACTTTCAGTTTGGTGAAGTTAGTCCATCACTTACATCTCGTACAGATACAAAAGTATATACAAATGCAGCAGAACAAGTAAGAAACTTTTTTATTAGATCAGAAGGTGGTTTGAAAAAAAGAACTGGCACAAAACGAATACATAACTTTGGCACATCACCTAGCTATACAGACATAGCAAACCTTAGACAGACTGTAAGAATAGAACCTTTTATATTTTCAGATGATGAAAAATATATTATAGCATTTAGTAATACAAGGATTGAGATATTTCAGATTAGTCCTACTACTGGTTTAGTTTCATCTATACAGTCTATAACAAGTCAATCATGGTTGGTTAATACAACATCTGAACCATATCTTGAAGAGATTACATTTGCACAGCAAGGTGATCTTATGTTTATTTGTCACAATACATTTCCAACAAAGATATTAGAACGTACTGGACTTACAACATTTTCTGTTTCTTCATTTGCTTTTGATGAATCAAGAGATGGTAATGAGATCTTTCAACCATACTTTAGTTTTCAAGCATTGGGTACAACAATAACACCAAGTGCAACAAGTGGAACTGGTATAACTTTAACGACAAGTTCTGCATATTTTAATACAGATAGTCCGTCTAAACATATTGGTACAGATATTCTAATAGGTGAAACAAGAGTAAGAATTACTGGTGTTACAAATTCAACAACTGCAACTGGTGATGTTAAGGGAACTATTAGACAAACTTTACCAGTAGATAGTTTGGAAACTATTGATGGCTCATCTACAGTAATTGTAACACAAGCATTGCATGGTTTGGCTACTGGTGCTTCTGTAGTTATTGATAGATCAGGTGCATTAGGTGGTATAAGTGCTGCACAAATAAATGGCACAAGAACTATTACAGTTATTGATGAAAATAAATATGAGTTTACTTCATCACACACAGCTACATCAAGTGCTGTAGGTGGAGGTAGTCCTCGTGTTTCTTCAGCAGGTGCAACAACAGAATGGGCAGAGCAAAGCTATTCTGCATTAAGAGGATATCCTGCTGCTGTAACATTTCATCAAAATAGACTTTGGTTTGGTGGCACATTAGCACAGCCTGATGGCATATGGGGTAGCAAATCAGGATTGTTTTTCAATTTTGATGTAGGTGATGGTGAGGATAATGATGCTTTAGATCTTACTGCAAACGTAGGTGAGATCTTTTCTATAAGACATTTAGTATCAAACAGAGATTTGCAAATATTTACTAGTGGTGCTGAGTTATTTATTCCTACTGTTCAAGGTAAACCAGTTACACCTGCTAATGCACAGATAAGAAGGCAGACTCCTTTTGGTTCAAGCTTTGTTAAACCTACTGTATTTGATGGTGCTACATTGTTTATACAGAAAACTGGAAGTGCATTGAGAGAGTTTTTATTTACAGATGCAGAAGCTGCTTATACTTCTGTAGCTGTATCAGGTCTTGCACCACATCTTATATTAGACCCAGTACAGCAAACATCTATAAAGGGTGCTTTGAATCGAAGTGAGTCATATGCTTTTCTTATAAATAATGATGGCACTATAGCTGTATTTTATTCTGTTAGAGGAGATCAAAAGGCAGGTTGGAGTCTTTGGGATACAGAAGGATTATGGCACAGTATATGTTCCGTACATGAAAGATTGTTTGTGGTTTGTGCTAGGGATGACGGATCAGGCACAACAAAATTATTTCTTGAAGAGTTTCAAACTGATATGCCAATGGATTTTTGTGATGAATTTACTGGAAGTGCTAGTGTGTTTGGCAGTCTTACATCTCATTTTGCAAATGATGCTGTAGTTAAAGCTACAAATGGTAATGACTTTTTGGGTACATTTACAATAAGTGGTGGACAGATAGATGCAAGTGCTGTTAAAAGTGGATTAACGAAGGCATTTATAGGTTATTCATTCTCTCCCACGTTAAAAACCCTACCTATAGATGCCGCCATACAAGGTGGTCCTTTAACTGGAGAACCTAGACAAATACCAAAAGTCATATTAGATTTACATTCAACACTTGCTGTAAGTGTGCAAGGACCTAGCACATCATCAACAAGTAGAGACTTGGTTATAAGGAATACAACAGATACTGTAACAGGTGGCTTTATGGAAAGATCTGCTGTAACTGGTAAAGAAGAATTTAGATTATTAGGCTATAGTCGTGATCCTAGAGTTATAGTTTCACAGTCTTTTCCTTTAGATTTACAGATTAACGGAATGATAGTAGAGGTGGCATTTTGATTGAATTAGCAATAGCATCAGCATTTGTTTCTGCAATGGGATATCAGCAAGCAGGTAGGGCTGCAAAAGCAGAAGGTGCTTTAACTGCACGTAATATTAAAACACAAGCTAAGATTAGAAGGCTTCAGGCATTGCAAGAACACAATGATATTATGCAAAATCTAGTTGCTTTTAAAAGTGCAAATGCTGCAATAGCAGGTGTAAGTGGCAGAGATGTAGGTAGTGATAGATCTTATAAAGCAATACTTGCAAAAGCAGAAAGAGATAACAAAACATTAGCTGCAAGATCTAATTATCAAAACTTAGCAGAGCAAAGTAAATATTCGCAACAAGCTGTAATGGCAATTACAAAAGCAAATAATATATCAAGAGCATATAGATATAAAGCATTTGGATCATTGATAGGTGGTGCATATCAAGCAAGCACAATGACAGGTGGGGGGTTGCCATCCTCACCATATGTACCTGCAAATAGAAGAATGGGATTTGTAACATAATGGTAGAGTTCGTTAAATCAAAACAGACTACATTTAGAAATAAGCCAGTTGGTGTTGTGTCTGCTGACACAGGTGCAGTACAACTAGGCAATGCAGTAGCTGAGTTTGGTAACTCTATGCAAAAAATATTTTGGGAAGAAGCTAGAAAAGATGCAATTAAAGATGATGTTAAACGAGCCAAGACATTAGCTGTAGCTGATAATGGTAAACTTGTTTTTGAAAAGGCTAACTTTACTCAAGTAGGTACTCCATATGCAGAAAAGGTTTTAGCTGAAAGATACAGCAATGCTATAGCAGTTATGGCAAAACAAGAGTTTGGTAAGTTGCAAGCTGAGAATCAATATGATCAAGATGCTTTCGATTTGGCAGCTAATCAATATATCGAAGGACATATCAAAAGTTTTAAAGATAATGGGATGGATCAGTATATACCTGATTTCATTACTAAAATAACTAATCAAAGAGTACTTCATTCAAATAAGATATTGAATGATACTATAGCAAGAGACGAAAGAGTAGCTGCACAAAACACTTTATTAACTGTACAAGATAATATTAATAATTTAATTGGTCTTACATATGCACGAGATAACCTTGAGTTTTCTGAAGTTGAAGGTCCTGAAACTTTGGCAGAAATGCAAAAAGGGATTGATGAAACAGTCTTAGATATAACAAATAAAATAAATGGACTAGTTCAAGATGGTCATATAAAAGCACCAAAAGCAGCCGATCTGCAATCAGAACTTAGAAGAAGTCTTGCACTCGGCACTATAAGACAAGTTGTAGATAAGTTAGGTGAGAATGGCACAGCTATTAAAGGCATTGAACAATTAATGCAAAGCCGAAAGCCATCACAGAAACTAATTAATACTATCATTGATATATCAAATGGTGCAGTGAATATAAATGATTTACAAAAAGTATTTGATCTTAAGAATAATTTAAACCTTTCAAGAACAGATATGGGTATTATTACTCGAGAGATTAGTAATAGATCAGGTGATGCAGATAAGTTGGCTACAGCTTTAGGTGATGAATATACTACAAGTTCTTATGCAAATATATTAAATGGATCACAGCCTTTAGGTGGAATATTAAGGAATACAGAAAAAGTAAGAGATGGTCTTAATGCAGGTCTAAGCCAAAACTTAGGAACAAATGTAGATTCCTTTAGTTTATTGACTATGCCTAAAGAGCAATATGATATGGCACTAAGAATGGTAAGAGGTCAATCAGTAGTGCCAACATCAATGCACGATTTATTTAAGATACGAGATGTTACAACTTTAACTGCATTATCAGGAGCAACTAGGCAACAAAAGACACAGTACTTATCAAGAGTATTAGATATGTGGAAAAATACTGCATATACAAAAGATGGCAGAGCTAAGTTGCAAGGATATGATGATGAGTATTTTAAGTTCAATGCTATTGATGCTGTTGCAAGAGCAAATGGTGGTGATTTAGTAGATGCTTTTAATTACTTTTCAAGAATACCTGCTACAGAAAAAGAGTTAAATGATAATATAAAATTAGTTGTGCAAGAGTTTTTGCCTGATGCCACAACTACTTCGGTTGATAAAAGCTTAGAATCTATACTTGCGAAAACAGATGTTAAGCAACAGCACTGGAATCAGATGAAGCCATATGTAACTAAGTTACTTGTTTTCAAAAGATTAAAAGGTGGCACAGATGAAAAGATGGCTGAGTTTAATTTAGAAAATGTAGTAGATGTTATTAATGGTACATATGATAATTTATATATAGAAGATGAAACTATCTATGATGTACAGAACATTGGATTAAATGATCAAAGAACAAGATTTACACCAAAAAGAAAATACATTGATGGTAACTATGACAAGTTTAAATTGTACGTAAATAATATGGTTGCAGAAACATCTAACATAGAAGGTATGTTAGGTGATGAATATTTTCTCTTACCTGATTATAGAAACTCACAGTTTGGCGATCAGGCATACACTATAGTAGATGCTAATGGAATACCTTTATTGAATAATGAAGGTGTAGAAATGTATTTTAATACTAAAGAGCTTGATCAACAATTAAGATATGATGCTGAAGAAACAAGAAAGAGAAGTTTGCAACAGGTATATAATTCAAGATTAAAAAGATTAAATGCTAAAGTGCAACCACCTGATCTTCAACTTTATAAACCCAACACACAAGATATTAACTTTGCTGATTTTATTGGTAATGACAAAATAGATCCTACATATAAC